TGCTATACAATCATGTATAGAAATTGGAACAATGTATAATATTAATTTTTAATATGCTGTAGGTGAATTTTCAGTAGGTTCAACATAATTTTCATCACCTCGTTCAAGAATTTCTTTTTCATTGAATAATTTATTTTCTGTAGCTTGTTTTTCAGCCTCAGATAATAAAAGAATAAGAGTGTAAAAAACCCTTTGCATGTCATCTCAGTCTTCATATTTTTTAGACATAAGTTCTGTAAAATATTCAGGTTTTTGAGTTTCTACATTTAAACTTTTAAGAATTACATATGATGCTGCTTTAGCCATCATATAATAACTCTTATTAATTTGGATATTAAGAATGGCATCATCCTTAAGTTCTTTTACTTTTATCATTGTATAATTTTTAACAAATATAATAAAAAAATGGATTTTGAAGAAATAAAACAAAAATTATTTACTAAATTTGTAGACTCTGGATGGGATAAAGTTTTTAGATCATTTGTTTATAGTACTGATTTTGAAAATATAATAACAAAATTATGGGAATCATCAATAAACAATAACAAAAAATTTACACCACCCTTAAAACAAGTATTTAGGGCATTTGAAGAATGTCCATATAATAAACTCCAAGTTGTTATAATAGGACAAGATCCTTATCCACAATTAGGAGTTGCTGACGGTATATCATTTAGTTGTAGTAATACAAATAAGTTACAACCTAGTTTAAAATTTATTTTAAAAGAAGTTGATAAAACTGTATACAATAATAAAATTATAAGTACAGACTTAGATCTTAAAAGATGGTCTAATCAAGGTGTACTTATGCTTAATACAGCTCTTACAACTGAAGTAGGGAATATTGGTAGTCATTATGATATATGGAAATTATTTACTGCATATTTACTAGATTGGTTAAATATTAATAATTCCGGACTTGTATATGTTTATATGGGTAAAAAAGCAGAAGAATGGTCATCCATGACAAATGATTCTAATATAAAATATTTTGTAAAACATCCTGCTAGTGCCGCATATAATGGTTCTAACTGGGATAGTGGAAACATATTTAATTTAATTAATACACATAAAAAAATAATTTGGTAATGACAGAAATATTTACAAAAATAATTGAGAACAGATTAACACCTAATACATTTTATGTTTTGTATTGCATTAAAGAAAATATAATCCCTGATAAGTTTATTAATAAAGAACTAGAATGTACTAGATTAAAAAATGATTTATGGATCACAAATAATTTGGAATTAACAAGTAAAAGTATTATCTTTATAGCAGAAATTGATGGCTACTTCAAAAAGTCTAAAAAATTAACTTCTAAAGAATTAATGGGTGATAATTTTATGCTTAATATACAAGCATATGTAAATATATTTCCTAATAAAAAACTGTCTTCTGGAAAATATGCAAGAATACCTGCAAAAAGTCTTGAAAATTCTTTTAGATGGTTTTTTGACACATATAATTTTGATTGGCAAATAATATTTTCAGCAACACAAAAATATATTTCAGAATATGAATCTAAAGATTATGAGTATATGAGAAACTCTCAATACTTTTTAAGAAAACAAAATATTGATAAAAGCTGGGATTCTGATTTAGCTACATATTGTGAATATCTTAATAATGATCCTGAAGAAGAAAATGAAAATTATTGTGAGTTAATTGTTTAATGGAGCAAATCACTTATTACCAGTAAGTGAAAGAAGTAGTTTAGAAAAAGGTTTAATCAAAATGAAAGCACGAAGAGAAGGAAAAATTCCAGCTCTCAAAACTGCTTGGGTAAAATTTAATGATGCATTCTGTGATGGATTAGAATGGAGGACTATCACCGTAGTTGGTGCAAGACCAGGAACAGGTAAAACTTTATTTATGGAACAAATAATATCTGATATTATTGAAAAAAATTCAGAACAAGAGTTTCGTGTTTTAAAGTTTCAAATGGAAATGGTTGATGAAACAAGTGCTATTAGAAAATTTAGTTTAGTAACTGGTTCAGACTATAATACACTAATGAGTAAAGATAATAAACTTGTTGACAAAAATGTATTTGATAAATGTGTAGAATATTACAAAGAATCTGAAAATAATGACATAATTAATGTTATTTATGATGTATGCACAATTAATGAGATGTGTTCTACAATTCATTATGAATTTGAAAGACATAAAAAAGAGGATGGTACTTATAATAACATGTTAGTTGCTATAGATCATGCTGCATTATTTAAAAATGATGTAGGGCAAAGAGATAAATTTGATATGTTAGGTGCATTAGGAGAAGCTTTAACTTTTATGAAGAAAAAGTATCCAGTTGCCTTTATAGTCTTAAGTCAGTTAAATAGAAATATTGATGATCAAAAAAGACAAATAGAAGGTACATATGGAAACTATATATTAGATTCTGATATATATGGTTCAGATGCTTTATTACAACATGCTGATGTTGTTATTGGTATAAATAAACCATTTTTAAGAAGATTAAAGAAATATGGTTCAGAAAAGTTTTTACTTGAAGATCCAGAAATATTAGTATTTCACTTTTTGAAATCCAGAAATGGTCAAACAAGAATTAGTTTTTTTAAGCTTGACAGAACTACTATGAGAATAATAGAAATTCCAAATCCTCCAAGAGAAACAATGAATAAATTAAATGTAAATTAATAAATATGAGTAATAACAATTTAAGAAAAGAAAAAGAAAGAGAGTTCTATATAGATCATATGGAAACTTTTAAAACAATGGGTTTAGTTGAACCATTTTTTACTATTAAAACTGCATTTTTTAAGAAAGGAAAGTACGGTAAACAATGTCAATTCTTTGAGTGGGAATTGAAAAAACAAGAAGATATATATATTGAATTTTATGAAAATATATATGATTCTTCTGGAAAAAATACAGATATTGTACCTGGAATTAATGAAAGACAGTTGTTTAAACTTAAGCATAATCCTTTTTTTCATGAAGAGTATGATGTAACAGAAACTATTGATTTAGATGGAAAAGTAGATAGAAAATATCTTGTTAATGTTAATGAGATGCTTGCTGTTTTAACAACTGGTCAAGAAATTAGTTATTCTCTTTATGAAAAAAGAAAAGAAGATCAAGAATTAAGTATACCACAATTACAAACATCATTAACTATGTTTCCTGATTTTGAGGAAGAATATTCTCCTAAAACAGAAGAAGATCTTGTAATTGATGATGATGAATCTGTTTCTGATATTTTAATGAGAATAAGTATAGAATTTGAAAAACTAGCAAAAAAGTTATGAGTATAGTACTTCCAACAGTTAAAGAAAAAGCAACAAGAGTCAATCCAAAAAGATTATTAGTATATTCTAAACCTAAAACAGGTAAAACAACTGCATTTGCAGGTTTAGATGATAATTTATTAATAGATCTAGAAAATGGTGCTGATTATGTAGAAGCAATGAAACTTAAAGTTAATTCTTTAAAAGAGTTGTATGATGCAGGAAAAGCAATTAAAGAAGCAGGTAAACCATACAAATACATTACAATTGATACAGTAACTGCATTAGAAGAAATGATAATGCCGTTAGCAGTAAAGTTGTATAAAAATACATCTATGGGTAAAAGCTATGATGGAGACAATGTATTAAGTTTACCTAATGGTGCAGGATATTTATATATTCGTCAAGCTTTCTTTCAAGTTTTAGATTTTATTGATACCTTAGCACCCCATATTATTTTATCTGGTCACATTAAAGACAAACAAGTAGATGATAAAGGTGAAATGGTAATGGCAGCTAACATAGATTTAACTGGTAAAATTAAATCCTTAATATGTGCTAATGCTGATACAATAGGATATATGTTTAGAAAGGGTGATAAAACAATTTTATCTTTTAAAACTAATGAAGAAGTTACTTGTGGTGCAAGACCAGAACACTTGCGTAATGAAGAAATAGTAATTTCTGAGATGATTGATGGTGTTATAAAGACATCATGGGAAAAAGTTTTTGTTTAACAATTTAAAAAAATTAAAAAAATGGCATTAAGTACAGAAGATCTTGGTAACGGTGGAACCGGTTTACCAAAAACAATTAGTCCGGGTAATAAAGTGTTAAAAATAAATAACATTGAATTAGAGGACTTTAAATTTATTGATAAAGCATATCATTTAGTTTTGCATGTTGAAACAGAACCAATTGAAGGATTTGAAGGGTTTATGATTGATAAAAATGATGAATCAAAAGGTCATTTTAAAGGTCAAATTGGGAAAATTAAAGCTTCTCAATATGCATATTCAGATGGTGAAACAAAAACAGGAATAAAAATTCAAAGAGATAGAGCAATTCTAATCTTTTTGCAAAATTTTTGTAAAACTTTAGGAATAAATGAATGGATGTCAGAACAACATAATAAACATGATACAATTGAAGCTTTTGTTAAAGCATTTAACAAAACAGCACCAGTTAAAGATAAGTATCTTGAATTTTGTGTTGCTGGTAAAGAATATGTTGGTAAAACTGGTTATACTAACTATGATTTATGGTTACCTAAAGCAGAAAAAGGTAAGTATGCATTTGGTGAAGTAGAAGAAGGTAAAGTTTTAGTTTATGATGAAGAAAAACATTTGAAAAAACTTGAAATTAAAGAAGTTTCAAGTTTTGGAGATGATGACTTTAATGATACAAAAGAATCTTCAACTGATTTTTCTTTAGATTAAATATAATCTAATTTAAGAGGAATCAGAAATGGTTCCTCTTTTTTATTGTTAAAATTTATATCATGATTTCAACACAAGCAATAGTATCTGATTTAAATGATATCCCTAGAGAATGGGTATTTGAGCATTATCTTTTGTTAACTGAAAGATTATGTGGTCAATGTATTAAAATGAAATCAGCTTTTAATACAGATGACAAAGTTCCTTCTATGTGTGTTTATCCAGATAGTAAAGGACTTTACAAATTTAAAGATTTTTCATCTGGTTATGGTGGTGACGGATTAAATCTTGTAATGTATTTATATAATTTAAATGGAAGAGGAAATGCTTCTTTTAGAATAATAGATGACTATAATTTATATATTTCTAATAATACTTATATTCCTATTGAATATAAGCCACAAGGCAAATATATAGTATCAGACTATGAAATAAGACATTGGAGTACACTAGATCAAATATATTGGAAGTCATTTAAATTGTCTTCTAAAATATTAGAAGAACATAATGTACATCCCTTGTCTTTTTATAATATGATTAAAGAAAATGAAGGTCAAGTATTAGATACTATAACAATTAAAACTAATTTTATTTACGGATTTTTTCGTAAAAATGGTAGTTTGTATAAAATATATACACCAAAAACTAAAGATTATAAATTTATTAAAGTAAATGATTATATACAAGGTTTTGAACAACTAGAATATAAATCAAAATATTTAGTTATTACATCTTCTTTAAAAGATCTTATGTGTTTAAAAAAACTAAATATAAAAGGTATTGAAACTATAGCACCAGACAGTGAAAATAGTATTATTCCAGAAAATTTTGTAAAAGATCTTACTAAAAAATATAAATCTATAATGGTACTATTTGATAATGATAAAGCAGGTATTGAATCTGCAAAAAAATATAATAGTAAATATGGATTTAAATATATAAATTTGAACTTAGCTAAAGATTTATCAGATTCAATAAAAGATTATGGTATAGAAAAAGTTAAAGAAGTATTATTTCCTTTACTTAAAGAATCATTATGAGTTGGATTTACAAGGGTAAAAAATTTACTGAAACAAATATACCAGAAAATGGTATTGGATTTATTTATCACATGTCTGTGATATTAAATGGAAATACTTATGCCTATATTGGTAAAAAGAATTTCTTTTCAAATGTAAAA